GATAGACCTCCGTGTTATGATGTTTGATATATAGGATTATAGCACAATTCGGGTGGAAATGCAAGATTTTGTGTGGCAACAAAAAAATCCGCTACCATAAATGATAGCGGATTGGGTGCAGGGGCACGCCCCCCTACATTGTAAGGTTTACAAACAAACTTATTGAGCGGGACTGAAGTTTGATAACAAAAAAAGCCATGACGGACAATGCCCGTCACGGCGAGCATCAAACCCCTCCCAGCGTATCATACCTATGGGCGGGAGCAAAAAAATCCGCTACCATAAATGATAGCGGATCGGGTGCAGGGGCACGCCCCTGCTGGCGGAGATGGAGAGATTAAATATACCACTTCACACCACTTTTTATTGCTTTATAAAATTGCTTGTAAACCACGCATTTACGTCATTTAAGCCGTTTCATTTGTTCCGCATTTCACAAGCATATATTTACAATTCAGCTTTATCGTGTATAATTCGTGTACGCAAAACGTCAAGTATTGAAATGTATTACCTGTGCTGAAGCGGCGTATTTAGGCGGTTTTAGAGTGGGTATAACTTTTTGAAGTCTGGTGGGGCGGACTTTAAAAAAGTTGTATATAAAAAATAGGCGAACCTCGTTGTGAAGCTCACCTATTCAATTTTAGCTAAATCCACATCTTCGATATCACGATAACGGCATGCCCGTGCTAAGCGTTTAGCTTGTCCGGGAGTCAAAACAACCTCGTCCTTGCTTTTATGTATCTCACAATGATAATTGTTATCATCTTCTGGTAAACTTAAAACAGTTGTATCAGCTTCTAGACAATTTCTATATGACACGTCAGCAACGCCCTTAATACCAGAAGCTGTATCTTTAAAACGACATATAAAATTTCTAATTACATCACTTTCATCTCTATCTTTTTTACAATCGACAGAACAACCTTTAGAATCTTTAAACGCTGCTGAGGTAATAGTGCCATTTTGTTTAATCATATTAGGATTCGGGGGAACTTTTCTGTAAAATTTTTCTTCATCATCAAAATTATCCATAAAATTCATCCACCATTTCTCTAATCTGTTCAAAATTTATAACCGATTCACATTCATTTCCTTCAAAATCAATGTGCAATACCGATACATGTCCATCATCATAACATTCAAACTCTAAATAACTACCATTATCTCGCTCATACTCAAGTTGAATACTACCCCTTCCCGTCGGAAAAACTTCAGGCTGATTTTCTAAACAAGCAAGCACACCTTTCACCTTTAAAATAAGAGAATTACTAAGTGGTTGTGCACCATAGCCATCCCAGTTTTCTTGTAATTCACTAAATGAACTTAACACATTAATATTATTGTACAAATCATTAGATATACTTAACTCATTACAATTTGAAGGTGTAGCTGATAACACAACATTACATGACACCGTATCATTACGAGTTATACTAGAGGGATTAGTAGGATTAGTCGCTATAGCAAACACGGCAGCTACATTACAAAAAAATAAACTTGTCATATTACCGCCTCCTCTTAAAATAAAACAATTCGCTTACCTCGAAAATACAGGCAGCTTGTTTTCTCCTTTCAAAGAACCATCAACATAAACCTTAGCTGTATACTCTCCTTCTGTCAGCACTACTGTGTTCCTTATATCAACAGCAAATTCAATAGGTGTAAACACAGAACCAGCAACGTTCATACTAGCACCAATTTCTATATCACTTGTTTGAAAAATAATATTTCCATCAGGTGCAATAACCTCAATTTTAAATGAATGACTTGTATTAGCTGAAAGATTTTCTATTGAACAGTAAAGCGAGAATGAATAGTTACCAGGTATAGCATATGGAATTATTGACGATAGAGGTCGAGAGATTGCCGGAGATAATTTACCATTAACTATGTTATTCTGTATAGAATCACAAAAAATAATTGATGTTCGTACATCCATAGTACTCAACTCCTTATAATATTTTAAGTATATTATAACATGTTTTCTAGTATTTGTACACAGCCACATAAGTAAATATTTTAATAATAAATAATATATTTTAAAATATTGTACGTATGCTGTTCTGTTTATTTGTTAAAAAGTCCTTATCTATACGCAAACAAAATCAGCCGGCAAGGAATAATCCCTGTCGGCTGAAATTCTACCTACTTAATCTTAATTTTCTGCCCAACATAAATGAGATTAGCGTTCTTGATACCATTATTCTTAGCAAGCTTCGCAACAGTGGTCTTGTAGCGCTGTGCGATGCCCGAGAGCGTGTCTCCACGCTTCACAGTGTACGTCACTGTCTTCTTGGTGGAACTTGTAGTCGGCTTGCTAGTCGGGCTGACAGCCTGCTTTTTGAAACCATTCAAGCCCTTAGCCTTGATAGCCGCAGGATAGTCCACATAGCAGATATCCATATCAACATTGCCGCTGATACCGCTGACCTTGCCGCTGCTGGTGTACTGCCACATACCATATGTTCCGCCGTAGTTACAGCGTGAGCCGTACTCAGCGACCCACAGAGCGTATCTCTTAGCGACGTAGGCAGATATGTACTGCTGTAAAGGCGAACGGCTGATATACAGTCCTGCCCAATAGCCTGCGTGTTCAAGTGCATTGCAGAAAGTCTTGACAAGGCTGTTGCAAAATGCTCTGCCCTTTGCGAACTGTGAACGCTCCTCGAGGTCGAAGTATATCGGATACTCAAACGTCTTGCCCTTGATAGCGTTGATACAGGTCTGAGCCTCTGCCTTTGCTTCCACAACAGTTGCCGCATAGCTATACCAGTAAGCACCGACCTTTAGCCCTGCCGCCTTAGCTGCCTTGTAGTGGCTCTCAAAATATGGGTCTTTCTGATGTGCATACTTGCCGTAACCAGCACGAATGATAACGAAATCGACCCCCGAAGCCTTGACCTTCTTGAAGTCAATGTTCTGCTGATACTGTGAAACGTCAATGCCCTTAAATGTCTTTGCCATAAAATTACTTCCTTTCTAAATCTTCGATGCGGTGGTTTGCGACCTTTATCTGTTCAGCGACCACCGCATAATCCTGTTCCAGCTTATAGGTGCGAGCAATAACACTGTTGTGCTTGTCCACACGCTCAGACAGCTTGTCTATCTTGTACTCAATAAGCTTTTGGCTGTCGTACTGTGCCTGCTGCATAGTCTTACGGCTGTTTGCCGCAATAACAAGCTGACACGCTACCGCAGACGCAGCCGTTATCAGTGCGACGATAATTGCCTCCGTCATTCATCATCACCTGACTTTCTTTTGGCTGACTGCGTGCCGAAATAGAACGATATCACCACCGTAAACACCGTGATGAACTGCTCTGCGGTTATGGTGCGGCGAAGTGCCAGCACGCAGAAAACCGCTGTCAAGAACAGTGTTACAATGGACTTTACATCAATGAGTTTCGCTAACTTCTGCTTCATGGTATACCTCCTTTGTTATCATCTCATACTCCTCAGCCGTGATCCACTTGCCGACGGCGGCGTGCACCATAGCAACCGACCACAAACGGCTGTCATAGTATCTCTTGACCTTGACGTAGTTTTTACTCATCACCGCTCACCTCCAGCTCAACACCGTTCAGCATAGCCAGAAAATCAACGTTTGCCTTTATTCTGTCTATCTCGGTGACTTTGGGCTTGCGAAAATTGTCTTCCGTCAGTCCCATGCTCTCAACCATAGATTTTTCTAAATCCGTCATGTTGTACCTCCTACTTCACTCAGTTTGACGATGTATTCTTCTTCGCTTGGCACTGGTATTCTGTAATCGTCATTACCACCCTTGAACGTGATTGAACCGCCTGCTTCGATTGTTAGATTTCGCAGAAAATCATCTGTTAGCATGGTTGAAATATCCGTGACGATTGGGTTTGCTAGCTCGTAGTACAGGGTAACACCCTGCATAGCCTGTTTGAATGCGGTGGCGTCGGTGTAGGACGTATCGTTGACATCGATATACCCGTCAGTGTTAGCATCAGCCGTTATACCTGTTACATTTATGTGACCCCATAGTTCATTCTGCGTTTTTGTCGAATATTTTGAACAAATGATATTTGGCGGAACGCTATAATTTTTTGTCAATTTCTGCCCTGTAACTTGCGATGTTTGAAAACTTACTTTTCCACCGACACCTGCAACCCAACTCAGTGTCCCCAAATCAACGCTGCTCACGCACTGAACGTATCGTTTATTCTCATAATCAACGTAGTTTCGTGCCGTTCCTGCACTCCAACCGTAGCCAGGCAGTGCCCTAATGGTTTCTGGGATTGGGTAAACGTTGCTGTGGTAGGGGGCGTAGGCTGGCATGGTATCTGATTTGTATATACCATCCACAAGCATTATATCAAATGCGTCAGCTATTGATTGCATGGTTTCTTTGTTACCTGGATAACATGCCACCATAATTTGTGTTGAATCGGTCATATCCCTAGAATTTGTTATAGTTTCTCTGACACCATTCGATGTAATCAGCCAGTTTGCCATTGTGTTGCCATGAACATACACAATTCCAAACGACACATTTGTCGGACACGTTTTTCCGTCTTTCAGGGCTATTTGTAGTGTTTTATTTGTGTCAATTTCAAAACCGTAATACAGACCTAATGCTGCACATTTTTCAACATCAAACAAATTTCGTCCCTGCTCCACAACCTCTGTCACCCCAGCACTAACAATTTCCCCGTCAATGACCTCAGAATGACCGCCTATTGACTTCACGCTCATCAGCTTACCACCTGTAGGCACTGCTTTCTGATACGCCGTTTCGCTGTCCGTTTCAAATTTATGGGTCACACCCTGACCGATGGAATACAGTGCGTCCACACGCCTTTGCAACTCTTTATCCGTCAGCTTTACGTTAGCTATTTCAGCTGTATTCTCGGCTATCTTCCCGACAGCCGTCACATAATCATCAGGCAAACTGTCAGCCACCGCCTGTGCTGTCTGCGCAGCGGTTTCAGCGGCTGTTCTGTCTTCTGCGACCTTAGCGGCATTTTCTGCCACTGTCGCCTTGTCAACCGTGACCTGTTCCGCCATTTCCTGCACCGCCTGTCTGTCTGCCGCAGTGCTGTCAGCATTGGTCTTAGCAGTTTTAGCGTAGCCTGCTGTTATATTCTTATCAGCTGTGGTTTGCTGTGCCGCCGTTGATGCTTGGGCTGCGGATATCTTTGCGGCGTTCTGTGCAGTGACCGCCTGCTGACGTGCGATTTCTGCACCCTGCATGGCGGTGTCTGCCTGTGTTGCGGACGTTTCAGCCGCCGCCTTTGCGGTCTCAGCACGGCTTGCCGCCTGCGTTGCCGTATCGGCTGATACTCCTGCGGCTGTGGCAGATTTCTTTGCGTCCTCAGCAGACGTTGTCGCTGTTTCTGCGGCGGTGACGGCTGTCTGCATATCTGCGTGCGCCTGTTTACCTATGGCGCCTATGCGGTCTAGTGCGTCCATCGCCACATCAGGTGACGGCACGGCATTATCACCGATAGCCGCACCTATTCTCAGACGGAAAATGCGTGATTTTTTAACTAAAATATACTCATCGCCTGACAGTTTTTTTGCACATATCTGACAGCTGACTGTCTGCGCCGACCGCAAGATATCAGCAGTAGGCGTCCATGTGCCGTCTGTGATATCGACCTCATAGGCAGTGCCGTCGCCGTAGTCTATCGTTAACACATAGCGGTCTGCGCCGTCTACTGTCAGCCCTTCGACCGACACAGGACGGGCATTAGTTTCACCGACATAGCCCAGCAATGCAGTGTTCAGTGTTACGTCATAATCTGCATTTAATGTTATCGTCATTTAATCACCCCTCTTTACTCTATTGCAATGTAGTCAACATAGTATGTTCCTGTTGGAACGGTTTCCAATGTTGGCCCGTTATTAGCTCCCATGCAGACACTCATATAGTATGACGTTCCTGACCCATAAACGTGGGTGCAGTAGTTCTGATATGGTGTTGGTGTGTCTGTCTGCCGTAGCGTTGCTATTACCTGTTTAGGTGCAAATGTCAGTCCAAGCGGTATCTGCATCAATGGATTCGCTTTCGTCATCTTGTATTCCACAGTGCCATAGTGTATCTTGCCGGCTCGGCTCAGTATTTCATCGATTTCCTCACCTGCGTGTTGCATAGGATAGTCATTTTCTGTGATGTCTTGTGTCAATGTCAAATTTTCATCAGCCATTATCTCGCCCCCTTAAAGCTGTTCTTCTACCGACAAACCTACCGCCGAAATATCAGCACTCAGTCCGCCGTCAAAGGTAAATCCTAAATTCGTTATTGGTATGTCATAGCTGTCTGTGCCGTTGGTGTAGGTCACCACGTCGCCTATGTCGAAACGTGGGTCGCCAAGTCTGTGGTATAGCTCAGTGGTGTACCACGAAAAGCCACCTATCCTGCGCCACAGAGATTGTAGCAAAGACTCTGTCATGTATGGATTTTCAAACTCTAGCACACGTCCTTGTGTTGTGTCTGTCACGCCTAGTGACAACGTTACATCATCACTCACTTTGCAGATAATGCCCACGATAGCGTTCTGCCTTTCTGACAGTGTTGGCAGGTCTATGGTGTTGGGATCCAATGTTTTCACGCTCTTGCCATACCACTTTCGTACGTACTTTCCGTACCTGTCAACATACCCGAACTGCCCCTGAGCTGAGGCAAGGTAAGACAGCATTTGCCGCATGGTCACGTCTTTCGGTACTGAGCTGACCTTGAAGTAAAAGTATTTTGAGTACAGCAGTCTGCCTTTGTTATCTCTTAGCCGTCTGCCGTTCTTATCACGCAGTAACCTGACTTCCGTATAATCATTGCCGTTCTGCAATCCTAATTGTCTGCAAATGTCGTCCTCGACCGCTTTATTCCAGTTTGGCATAGGGATATGCGGTACATATGGTTTGTCCGAAAAGTACAGCTTGTCCGCCATTGTCAGCTGAACACTGCCGCCTGACTTTTTCGACTTCACACAGGTGAAACGTCCCATTGGTATCTTTTCGTCTGCAAGTATGCCGTTCGTTTCGTAGTCTACGAGATACAGATAGGTGTCATACTCTTTACCAAGAAACGCTGTTTCAGTGTCACTTATGGTCATGTTCCACGATTGCGAACATACTGCGCCCAGCTCGATGTCGTCGGAAAGGCTTGTTGCCTGCATGGAGCTGTCAGCTGACATAATGCTGTCACCTGATATAACGCCCTCTGCATTCTCTATCCACAGCCGCCAAGTACGGCAATAGCTCTCGATACGCTGAGCCACAAGCTCACTTGTTTGGTACAATTCGACTGCCTCCTTTACTGCATTATCAAGTCCACCGCAACGCCTTTGCAGAACTGTTTGTTCTCGTCCCAGCCAAAAACTTCATAAGTTGGGTCGCCTGCATAAACGTCAAAAGTGCTTTCCTGAAATGTCTCATCAAGGAGCGTGATACTGAAAAACGGACTGTCAACGTTGGAGATATACTCATTGAGTTTTGCCGTCTCCTCTCCTGTGAGATGATACCATTTCAACGTGACAGTTTTCTTTATGGCTCTTATATCGCCCACCATTTTACAGTTAGCCGTCCGCCCTGCATTGTTCGACCATATCTTGTTGTTTGTAAAGCTCACTTCCGCAGGTGTGGCGACCCTTTCGCTGCCGAATATAAGTCCTCTGCTTTTCATTTTCTGCACCTCCTATGCCCTTATTGGCGACCTGCCGTTGCGTTTGATATAGTCATTGATATCGTCAATAACTATCTGTGTGATAGTCCTGCCATTGAGCGTAAGCGGTATGGTAACGCTTATCTTCTGGTTTCCGCCTGCTCCGCCGTAAGACACAAGAGCCTGCAAAACAGCCTGCGTGATAGTATCAAGCGGTGCTTCGATGTTCGTTCCTCGCTTCTGATCGCCCAGAACTGCAAGAAACTCAGAGTTCGGCGGTATTACTGCACCTTGGGCAAGTTTGGGTATTTCTGGAATATCAATTTGGCTTAGGTCAAAGCCAAATGTCTGACCGCCAAGATCACCGGGAAGCCAATCAGGTGTTGTGAAGCTCAGCTCGTTTATGCCGTCGATTATCCAATTCAAAGCGTCCTCAACTGCACCTGTCAGACCATTTATAAGCCCGATTATCAAATTAATAGGTGTTTTTGCTATGTCAACAAGTGCGTCCCATACGCCTTTGAAGATCTTCTTTACACCCTGCCAAGCTTTTTTCCAATCACCGGTGAACACTCCCGCTATGAACAGCACAACGCCTTTAAGTGCTGAAATGATGTTCTTCACGGCGTCAATTATATTGCTTATGACATTGCCCACTATCTTTATTATCTTACCAAGCACACTGCTGACTATCGGTCCGAGTATGCTCACAAGCCAGTTCACAACAGGTGCTATGGCTTTGTTGTAAATGCTCAGAACGCTTGTGATAAGTGTTCCAACAAAGTCGAGAAACTCATCAAGCAGAGGTTTCAAGTGCTCCGTCCAAACGCTGTCAGCCACTACCATGAGCTTGTCAAACACAGGTTTCAAGACCGTTTCCCACAGGTTGAGAAATATGTTCTTTGTGGTGGTTATGCCCTCGTTTATGCCGTCAAATATAGGCTGTCCCCACTCGTTCCAAAAGTCTGAAATGCTCTGCCAAGTATCGCACCACAGTGTTTTCAAGGCGTTCAACACAGGCTGTGCAACGCCGTTCCACAAGGTATCGAATATCTCTTTTATGTTATCAAACAGTACGCCTAGCGTGTTCCATACCTGCGTGCCAAAATCCGCCATTAGGGGTAATCCTACAGTGAGAAAGTTTTGCAGTATAGGGAACACTGCCATATTCCAGATATCAGAAAACACCTTGTTGAAGCTGTCAAAAAGTCCTATGCCTATCTTGCCAAGCGTGCTGAAAGCGGTCTGCATAAGCGGTGTAAAATCGTTTATAAAATAAGCTTTGAGCGGCTCGGAAAGCGACTTTATATCGCTGAAAACTCCGCCGAGTATCTGAGCAAGTTCAATGCTCTCTCTTTCAAGTCCGCTCCATATATCGGCGAAAATAGGCTTAAAATTCTTATCAAGATAGTCTGCAAGCTTTTCAAACTGAGTTCTTACTGATTTGAAAAAGTCAGACAGCTTTTTATCTGCCTTTCCCGTATCCACCTCAACGCTAGTCCCGGAAGGCTGCATTATCTCCCCGGCTCCGCTGACCCCAGTGCTGTCTGACTTGCTCTCATCATTCAGCTTGTTCATCTGGTCAAAGCTTGCAAGAGAACCTTCCTGTGCCTCCTGCGTCTGTTTAGCGTCATTGGCTATATCGCTGTAATTATCAGCCGCCTGAGAGGTGCTTTTCACTATGCTTTGAGCCTCGTCTGCACTGTTGCTTAGTTCAAAACCGAACGCCTCTGAAAGTGCCCTCGCTGCCCCCTGTGCCAAAGCTACGAGCTGTGAAAGCAGACTGTTTATCGCCTTGACAGCAGGCAGAAGAACGTTCATCAGCACAGTGCCGATAGTCGCTCCGAACTCTTTCCATTGTTCAGAAAGTATTCTTGTCTGGTTTGCCCAGCTGTCAGACGTCTTTGCAAAGTCCCCCTGTGCAAGAGCCGTCTGTGACATAACGTAGTTGTATCTCAGTTGAACTTTTTCAGCCTGCGACATATCGGCAGTTGACTTCGTTATACCCTTTGAAAGTGCATACGCCTGTAAATTGGCGTCCGTCATAACGATACCGAACTGTTTGAGGGTCTCAGTTTCGCCTGTAAAAATTGATTTCAGAGCCGTGCTTGCCACGTCCTGACCAACATTATAAAACGAAGCCATATCCGCAGACAGCCCCGTAAGAGCCACAGCCATATCGCTTGCACTGTCATTTGCAAGACCCATTCCTGCTGCCATTGCCATGAAGTTTGAGCCTGTCTGCTTTGCGGTAAGCTTTGAAATGCCGTAGGTCTTGACAGCCGTGTCAGCGAAGTCCTCCATTTTCTGTTTTGATTCACCGAAAGCTGTGTCAACAACGTTCTGAACTTCCGCAAGGTCTGAGGCTGTTTCTATGGATTGCCTGCCGAAGTCCACAAGTTTCTTGACGGAGAACGCAGCGGTCACAGCCATTGCAAGGCTTTTAAGCTTTGGCTTGATATCCCCCACCATATCGGAAAGGCTTTTCAAGCCCTTTTCAAAGCCCTCGCTGTTTATGTTGGTGTCAAAATTCAAACACCCGTCAGCCATTGTCATTCACCTCCCGTCAGCTGTTTCAGAAACTCTTTGTCCTCGTTTTCAGCCCTCTGCTCTTCTGCTGAGAGCTTTCGTTTAAGATCTATCATATTGCGGTGGTTTCTGTAAAACTCCTGCTCGTATTTTTCAAGCTTTTTGCCCTTGTTAAGCTTTTGCCGTATGCCTATAACAGACGAAAAAAGCCCCTCGCCTATCTCGTTGAAATAGCCGAGAAAAGTCCACCAATGAAGATATTTTACCGTCCTCGTTTCAAAGCCTGCCGCCTTGTTCACCGCAGGAAAAATAATACTCTCGTCCTGCTCCCAATCAATAGTCTTTGCAGGCTGAACGCTCTCCTGCGGAACATCTCCACCGCCCACAAACCAATAAGCCTTGTTGACAGCCTCCTGCAAATGTTCTCGTGGGATGTCCTCAGCGTAAAGGCATTTAAGACACACATAGCACTTTTCACGCTCGTCAAGTTCAGGGTCTGCAAAGGCTGAATAGATCTGCAGGATTACCCGAAAATCTGAGCGTATGGCATATTCTCTGCCGCCTATTTCAAGGGCTGTTGGCAAGTTGCCTATCATTTCAGCAGCTCCCTGAGCAGAGCCTTTTTGTCCTCGTCAGAAAGCTCCGCCACGTTGACCGCAGGCTGAGCAATATGTTGATGAGCGATAACAGGTGCGGTGTACTTCTCCGCCTTTTCTTCGAGCTTTATCTGAGCCGCAGTCTGTGCTGACTTTATCTCCTGCACCACCACCGCAAGAAGTGCTTCAAGGAAGTTCACAAGCACAGGCTTGCCGTTTGAAGCCATAGAGAACACGTTCACGCTTCCGAGCGCCGCCGTACACACATTGCTTCCAAATATGTCATTGACCATTTCTCTTGCACGCTGGTCATACTCTTTGAGAAGCTGAGTTCTGTCCTCGTTCTTCTCACGTTCTGACACTTCTTCTGCGATATTGTCAGCCTTGCTCATAGCGTCCTGTATCCTAGTGATGATACCAACGTCTGACACGTTTATCCTTATAACTCTGTTCTCGTCGCCGTTTATAGCGTACTCTTTGTAATTGCCGCTGTTAAAATCTATTGACTGCATTGACATTTCTATCGTCCTTTCTGTATTATGGCAAACAAAAAGCACTCCGCTCTGAACGAAGTGCTTTCATATGTTTGTCATATAGTTTATTCTTCCGTAGTCTTTGCAAACGTTGGCACGCCTGCCGCAAAGGTGACAGAGCCTTTCACTCTGTTTCCTGCAAAGGTGCAGTTGAACGGGATATTTACGCCCCCCTGTGGTCCGCCATAAGACTGCGGCTTGACTATGATATCTTCCATCCATGCGTCATACGCACCTGTGGTCTTGTCAACGATGACTTCAAGTACGCTTGTCTTGCAGGCGTCACCGGTAAGACGATTCATCATGATATCCTTGAGCTTTTCGTAAAGTGCGTCACCGGGCTTTGCATAGAATGTGTCAAGGTCGAACTCAGGCTCATAGCCGTTGTCCTCAACTGTGGTTTCATCGAGGATATTCTTCTTTGTGGAAGTGTCAGGGTTGAGTGCCACACTTGCGTCCTCAACGTCCTTACCGAGAAGATACCAGCTTGGTGATGAGGCGACCGCTGCGAATGTAGTGTCAAGATAATGCAGAAGATGACTTCTGTTGAGCTTTCCGCTCTTGTATGAATAATCAGGCATATGTTTTCCTCCTTTTATATCTGATACTGTGCCGCTATCTGTAACTGATACTGCACAGTATCGTTTGTGTTTTCATTTGGTATTGCGTATATCATTCCATTTGCACAGGTGAGCTTTTCAAGAACGCCTGTCCTTTCCTCGTCCTCTGTTATGGTAGTGAACGTGGTATCTCGGTGCTTGTCTGCATAGGTTTCAAGCCACATCTGCAATTCAAGCAGTACGCCGCTGTTTGACATTCGGTCAAAGTCGTTCATAGATTGATACACCGCATAGAGAATGAAGTTATGCTGTCTTGTCTGTCCGCCCAGAATATCAGAGCTTATAAGGCTGTCGCCTGTCGAGGACAAGCCATAATTGGTTGGCGTATCGTCGGTAAAGTCGATATGGATATCGTTGCAAACCTCCGATATTTTCGGGAACTGCTGCAAAATATCTTTCACAAGCTCGATTATGTTCATTTCGCTTTGCCTCCCATTATCGCCGCCGCTCCTCTGAGTATTTGCTGTTTCTTGTCGGCTTTCATTCGCTCAAACCAAAGCTTGCCGGCAAGTGGCTCTTTAAAAGTGCTGTAAACAAGGTCTTTGTCCGTCAGCACTTTCTTTTCTCCATGTCGGGCGTAAGACGAGCCTGTAACAGATGATACCATAAGCTTGCCGTAATACTGATAGCGTGCGTAAGGTGCAAGATACTGTATCTTGCCGCTGCCTATTTTTGTGCCTCTCGTGACAGACTTTCTTAGATTCGTGCTAAGGGTAGGTGTATACTTCACCATATGCCTTATGCACTCGGCGTCAATGAACTTTTGAGCCTTATCAAAGCGTTCTGAATACTTGCCTGCAAAGGACTTGTCCCAAGTGATAGCCCTGCTGTCCATAGGCTGACCTATCTTCATTTCACGCTCACCTCCATATGTGGCAGACCGCCGAACATATAATCATCAATGCTCATTACCGTAACAAAGTCATACTCCGCACGGAACATTTTCATGCTCTCAGATATGCTCTGCGGCGTTTGGTTGTCAAACTCAAACTCGCACTTTCCTTTCACAAGCATATCCTTTGCAGGGGTTTTCGGTACATTATCGTCATAGAAATACACCCTTGTGCTGTCTGAGGTCTGCATACCGCTTTTCACGATACTTCCCGACTTATTCTCACACCAGTAAACTTTCTCTGCATACTTCCGCACAAATCCCTCTGTCTGTTTGTCGAAAAGATACACCGTGCAATCGCTGTTCGCAAGCATTTATCTCACCCCTCTGTAAAGCAGCCCTGTTCCGCTGAGCCATTTGTACACGATATCGTGAACGGCTCTGTCAGCGTTCTGCCTGCGGATATCTGAGCTTTCATATGACTTTGACCAGCCCCCAACGCTTTCGGAAGATACCCCCTGAGTGCCACCCTCATGCTCTGCCTTGAAGATATTCTCCGCAAGCTCGCAGCAGCACATTTTCACTTCTTCGGGGATATCGTTCTCGTCAACGTTGTCAAGGGTATATTGCTTCATAAGGCTTGTGGCTTGCATTGCATAGAAGTCAAAAGCGGCAGATATGTCAGGCTCTCTGCCGCAAAGATAAACGCCTATATAATAGCTCTCGTTTGCATATGCTTTCATACTGTCGCACCTCTTTACTTCTTGAATCTTGCAAGAACTACCTTAGACTGGTCTGAAATAGCCACAGTGTAATGCTTGTCAGCAGATATATCTGTACAGCGCTTTGTGCTTCTTCTCTCTGTTTCAACGTTGGTGTCACGCTTGAGGTAGATAGTCAGAGCTGATGTTTCGTCCTCTGTTTCAGTATCAGCGTTGAGCTTGATGATAGGGCATATGTAGAAAGTGCCAGCCTTAACAGCGGCGTTCTTTACAACATAGTCACCCACCTTTGGAGCATAGCCATCTGCACAAGGCGTTACTGAGCCGAGCTTTATCTGTGAAGCAGTTGGTGAAGCTGTGCTGTCCGCAACGACCTCCTTTGCACCCTCTGCATCGCTGTCAACTCTCACATACTGTTCCGGGATAGCCTCGTTAAGTGAAATCTTCTTTGACGGAACGATACGGCAGTTCGCTATTTTGCCTATCTCGCCTGTCATTACCACATTGCCGTCATACTTATCTGCTGAAATGAAGTTCGGGTCCTTTCTAAGCTGTGAGTTCTGATGAGGATTAATAAACATAGCCTTTTCGGTGTTCAGCTCCTCATTGAACTTGTCAACAGCGTCAACAATGCCGCTGTAAGAGATAGCAGAAGCCGAGCCGTCATAGATGAGCTGAGCTTTCATAAGTGCGTCCATGCTGTCTGCGTCCACCTTAGAAGCGATAGACATTGCAAGCTGTGAAGTCGCCTGACCTACAGGGTTGCCATAGCCGCTGAGAACAGCCTCGTCGGTTATCTCCACCGCTTTCATGGCTTTCTTTACCTTAGCCTGAGTGGAGTCTGTTTCAAGCTTGACAGTTTCGGCTTCAACGCCCTCTGCAACATCAACTGCGTCGCCGATATACTTATACTGTGGCACTGTGATAGTGTCTCCGGGCACGCCAACAAGCGTTCTGTCTATCTTCGCAAAGGGAGATACAGTTATCTTAGACTCTATCTTTGCGTCGATCATATCACTCATTACCTCAGGATCGATAAGGTCGGTGATTTTTGTCTGCCCTGCGAAATACTGCATAGAAATTCTAATGCCATTTGTCATTTTCATAATATCCTATCCTTTCAACTGTTCGTATTTTTCGGGGTCTGTTCGTTTAAGTTCCAACCTCTGCATATACCCCATTTTCGCAAAGGTTTCCTTGCTCACTTCACCTGCGGCAGGCGTCCCTGTGGGAGCGACCGGGTTCTTGATAGGCTCGGAGCTTTCAAAAAGATAATCGTTATCTTTCTTCACGTTCTCGATAGCCGTCTTGATATCCTCAGCCTGATTTTTGGAAGCTTTGAGAGTTTCCACATCAAGCAAAGCTTTAAGAGCCTTGACGTTTCTTGCCTTGCTTGCCGAGATAGCGTTATCAAGGGTAGCGTCAAACTCCATATCAGATATCTTCGCCTGATACTCGGTATCTTTCTTAGCAAGGTCAGCGGTGAGCTGTGCGACTTTGCCGTTAAGCTCCTTGACGTCCACGCCCTCAAATTCTTTGAGAGAGTTCTGTGCGGTATCAAGGCTGTCCCTATAGTTATCACGCTCCACCTCAAGGCGGCTTTTCACCTTTTCAAACTCAGCCACAGTCTTATAATTCTCTGCCACCTGTTTTGTGATGTCCTGTTTCTTGTCCTCAGGGATAGCGATACCCAGAGCGGCAAGGATCTCAAAAATGTTTTTCATATGTTTGTCCTTTCTACATAGCTTATATACCGCTCTGTCTGCGGTGTGAAAGTCTGACAGTTTAACGTCATATCAAGGACGAAATGGTATGAAAAAAGCACCCGTTAAGGTGCTTGGTTCCGATATTTGGTTATAAAAATACCGCCCGACCTTAGTCAAGCGGTAAAATTATCATTTGAAATACTCTGTAAGTTCAACTTCTGAATCAATGTACACAGCGTCAATATAATAACTGTTGTGTACGATTATCTTCTTTCCGTTTAATTCATATATCTGCGTTTGTGAGCCGTCAACATCTGTCAGCATATCGAAACGTTCAATGCCTGGGATATGCTTTTCCAATGCCGCACATTGCTTTTCAAAAATTTCTTTGTCCGCAGCCGTGCAAATATTGTATTCATATTTTTTCATTGCTGATCATCCAATCCATACCTTTTATCTACTGATCTTCGTGTTTTTACAGCGGTCTTCAAAGTGTCTGCTACAGCTTCTTCTCTGCTCATGTTTTTTCGTGCCATTTTATCTGATACCAAGTCTTCAAAAGAAATGATAGGGTCGGTCTGGTCAAGGGTTTTACGAGCTTTTTGATCTTCCATTAACTCTCTTGCCTGAAAGCGATACTTGTTACGCAGTTCACAAGCTTGCCTTGCCTGCTCTTCAATAGACTTGCTTTTGTCGATAAGCTGAGGGATATTTTTGTTGTGGTGTTTATACCACTTTCGCACGTCTATATCAGACATCTTACCTTTCATATCAATTATATCACTATAATCTTTTTGCGTCAAGTCTATCTTGGTTTTTCCAGCCCCGATATTCCCCAGTCCGTCGGCGTTCACACGCCCTCTCTGCTGAGGCAGACCCATTGCTTTTGAAAACCTCGTGTACTCCTGGGAAGTGCCACGATATCGGCAGCGTGCGTTGATGATATCCTCCTCATCAGCACCTGCCTCTTCAAGAAGATGTATCTTCTGCCGCTGGGCTCTCATTGCAGTCTCAAGCTTTCTTTGTCGCTGTAAAGCTTCATACTTTGTGTACTCTTTATCGCCGTATTTAACAGGCTTGTTCTCCTCTGCATTCATCTGTGCAAGCTCCTCGTCTGTATAGGAACGCTCAGATATGCCGGGGATAAAGGGGTAATAATCGTGATAGCAATTCGCTCCGCACAGACCTGTTACAGTACCAAGACCGCAGATAGTTTCAAGCTCTTTTTTGCTGTAGACTTTGCCCTGCCATTCTTGATGAGAGGGTCTTGCCCCACTGTGCCAGGTGACTTCAAAATAGTCTGTGCCAAGCTCTTTTGCGTTGTCCTCATTCATTTTTGCGGTTAGCTGTGAAAGCCCTGTCATCACCGAACGCCTTGCGGCTACGTCTGCCCTGTTGCTCCAGCCTGTGGCATAGTCCACAGTGCGAAGACCTGAGTTCGTCATATCCGAAATGACTTTCTTTATGACCGTATTGTAATCGAACGCTCCGCTCGCTATGCCCATTATGGCGTTGTCAAGGCTCTGCTGATAGAAGTCAGCCGCCTGCGTGAATTTAAGTTTGCCGTCAGGCTGTTTTACTGCAAAGCCAAGTGACTGAGATATGTTTTTAAGCTCCCCCGAAGTCTGCTCCGATACAGCCGACAGCAGCCTTTGCAGACCCTCATTTTCTTCAAGGGGTATCCGTGCCTTGCCTTTGGTCCTGTATATGCTATCGTCCCATTCATAGCCTTTTTGCAGGATATCATTGTACAGCTCTTTTATCTCGTCTTTGGAGAGGTCAAGGTTATCGGCTATGGCTTTCTTTATCTCACGCTTGCTCATTCCAAGCTCGTGAAGCCTGTATATCTGCCAATCCGCCGAACGTGTTATCTCGCCGTTTATCTTTATCCTGCGGACGACATCCTCCATTATCTGCATTTCAAGGTCACGCAGTGGCTTGTCAAGCACCATTGAAACTCGCTCTATCTCGCTTGCTTTGAGCATTATTCTATCACCTCTGCGGTGCTGTCGGAGGTCATTTTCTTAGCCGTTTCCTCGTCCTCACCATACCATTTCATTCGGTATTCCCACAGTGGCATAATGCCCATAGAAACGTCCTGACGGTCGCTTGCACGCTTTGTTTCATCATCAGCAAGGATACTGTCCTCAAAGTTCACAGACAGCTCATAACCGCTTTGAGTAAGCCCATTATAAAACGCCAGCGAATAGCACAGGTCTTCAAGGCAGACACGAAGGTTATTCTGTATCGCCGTGACAGTATCAAACTTTCTCTGCTTTGAGGACTTTATCTCCGTTGCCGTCTTGTCAACTGTCTGAGGGTTTGAGATATCCCCATAGGACAGCCCCACAGCAAACTCTATCTCACGCTTGTATTCTTCAAGTCCTGCGATAAAATCCGCCTGCCTTAACTGCGGTGAGAACTCGTGATAAAAGTCACCGCTCGTGCCAGCTGACACGTTTACCCCTCTGAAAAGCCGTTCATTGAGCTTTGGCATTTCTGCACGCTTCTTACCTGTGAACGGGTCTGTCACAGGTCTTAACACTGCCTCGTCAACGTCTATGGCACGCTCTCCCGATTCAAACTCCCAATCGAGCCTGCCGAATTGGATATCAGCTTTTCTTATGATTTTTTCTGCCCCTGCGAACACTGATACGCCTGAATGTGAACCGTCAACTGTATTGTCGATAGGGTTGACATAATAGCCGAAAGAGGGTCGCAGCATAAGGGGATAGGCTATCTGAGGGATAAGCTCCGCCCACTCTGAAACAGCTGTGAGAGGTATCTCAGCACCGAGAGATACCCCGTCATTGGATCGGAAAGCCCTGTTTGTGATAGTCAGCCCTTTTTCATAGTCCAGAGCGTGATATTCAAGCCTTATGCGGTAATCATTATCGCCCATGCGTTTTATCTCAGGGAAAATGACCTTTATAAGCCTGCCGTTCACGTCATACTCCACAGGGATAAACTGCGACTGCGGAACATACTGCACCTTATCAGCACCCAGCGGCTTTATTATCATTGCTCCTGTTGCAAGACCTCTTTGCAGATTTTTGTTGAGGTTTTCAAGAGCATTTTTCATTATGGCATCAAGCTTATCATTGGAAACTTTCAGGGTCATTTCATTGATAGCCGTGTTTGCAAACTCCCTCACAACAGCGTGTTCAAGCCGCAGAGAGTGAACTCCCTTGGGTGCTGCATTACCTGCATACATTCTATCCCACTTGTCAATAGCTCTTATCATGCTGTCCGTCACGGCGATATCAATACCGTAAACGCCCTTTATATCTGACTTTGAAAGCATTCTGCTTATCCACTCCCTTATTTTTGAAATAATGCTCATAGCTTACTGACCCCGCCTTTTCCATACTCTTTCCATTGCATACCGAACGGCGTCGATAACGTGGTCATTGCCGTCGGGATAGCCGCTTATAACGTTGCCCTCTTTATCTCTGTCATACTCGCAGTTGATGAACTCCTCGCAAGCCACAGGACAACGCTTGTTATCTATAACGATACTTCGCAGAGATTGCAGCCACTTATATGAATACTCCCTGCTGTTAGGACCTTTCTCTGCACCTCTTGCAAGCAAGCCGTATGCTCTGTAATCCTCAACAGACTTGTTCTCTGCACTGTCGCAGGTGATAAGGTCATTTGCCGTGATACCAAGCTCCAGTAAATGCTTTGCGGTATCAATGTTCTTTGTTTTGTTGCAGGTGTACTCCTGCCATATGAACAGCGTGTGCTGAGCAGGGGCATAATGCAATCTGACAAAAGCGTAAAGGTCGGGATACCAGCCCCAGTCAACGCCGTTATAGATGTTATCAAACTGCGCTATCTCGCTGTCGGTTATCTCTCTTATGAGGACGTTATCAAAAACATTGCCACCAGTACCGTTTGCAACGCCCATATACTCGTTCTCATAGGCAGTGGGATTGGTTTCTTTGAGAAATTCGGCATCATCAAGAAAAGGCTTGCCAAGCCACTTTTTCGGCACAGTAAGATAAGTGCTTTCGGTAACGAGTCTGTCCGTTCTCGGCACTTTGATGTACTTGTTCGCCCAGTTCTGAGCCGACTTCGGAGGGTTGAAAGACTTGAACTTATATGCTCTCTCGCCGCCTCTTATAACAGACTGTTCTATCGTTCGCACAGCTTCTTCACCGCCGAACTGGTCAAGCTCCTCAAACCACACGATGCCGATATAGCCAAAAGGCGGCTTGATAGACTTTATCTTGTGCGGGTCATCAGCACCACGAAAGTATATTTTCTGCCCTGTTGAAATGCGTGTGATCTCAAGGGGCGACTTTGTGCAGGCAAACTCATCATCAAGACCAAGTGCAGATATTGCCCAAAGTATCTGAGAATAAACGCTGTCTTTAAGAGTATTCGCCACAGCACGCAGAACGCAGACGTGCATATTCTCGTTCTTCATCAGCAGGTCGATAACGTTCAGACCGCAGAATGAAGATTTAGTCGAGCCACGTCCGCCGGGGAAAACATACTCGGAATGTTCCTGCTCTGCAATATCGAACAGGACGGGCGAGAACGTAGGAGCGACAAGGCTCGCAGGGATACCGCTGTACACCTTATCAGGCATAGAAACAGGCTCAAGCTTTTGTTTTTCAAGCCTGAGCCTTGCGTTATCGTATTTTATCTTATGTTTGAGCATATCGTCATCACGGATAATGTCACGCAGCTCTTTCACCGCCGCAACGTCCCCTTGTTTAGCCCTTGCCATAAGAGCCGCATTCACAAGAAGCATATTATTTATGAAGTCAGGGTCAAGGCTGTTAAGGTCAATGCCCTGCTCCACTAGGAACTCATAGTCCGCTCTGGTATTGGCAGGCTGTTCAAGCAGGAAGTCCATTACCTGCTTCATAGTCTTTTTACGCCTGCGGACTTCGCCTGATTTTTTACCGCCTTTTGCACCGTTTTTTCGAGCTTCACTCGAGCTTGGAACTATTAAATTCTGTTCATTCGGCATTCACCTCACCTCGATTTTTGTTGTTTTGGAATATAAAAAGAACTGCCACATTGTTGTAGCAGTTCGTAAGATTATTTTTTGTCAATGATATAATTTAATTCATCAGCAGACAAATCCGCTGAATGAATACCATTTGTTCTGGTCTTAGCAAGTTTACCAAATCTCTCAAGCATTCCTTTATACTCTGGCAGGATTTTACTGTGGCTGTTAAATTCACAATCTTTAAATTCCTGATACTTGCCATTAGATTTTATAAGCCATTCTGCATATTCATAATACTTTGCTTCTTCATTATCATTTCCGTCAAAGCCTCTAAATATATAGTCTTCACGATCTAGACCTGTCACATCTTCAAGATTGTCAAAAGAAAAGGTCATGCACCTTAACATCTCTAATATCTCATATACTTTTTCTGAAACTGAATACGGGACTTCACATAACGCTGGACCGATCTCTTCATAATTATACTCAAATCCCTGTGCAAGAATATCTTGATATATCTCATATTGTTCAGCGTTATCAGTATCAAGGCGTTTAAGTATCTCATACTGATTGAAAAGTATTATTCTGTCTTTTTTGCTAAGTTCCATTTTAGAACCTCCTTTTGTTTATTTTCTATATATTAGCATATAAAGCACAAAACATCAAGGCTATAAACAAAAGTTCTCCCTACTGCACAAAATCATTTTGCTTATTTTATGCAATATTTCAAGTTTTCGACATTTATGAACTTTTTACGACGCAACGCAAAAGCGACCGCAAAATGCAGCCGCCCTTGTGAAAATATTATAAGGAGTTTTGTAAATGGTGGAGCAGATGTTAAGCTGGCACGCTCTCGACCTGCATAAGCCCCTTACGGGGCTTAGAAAATTGGAGGTGACTTCAATGAAAGTACAAGTCTGAGGTACATCTACACTTTCCTCAGTTTAAATTATAACATAGCAAAAACCGACAAAACCGACAAATCAAGATTTTTTTGAAATATATCTTTTTATCTTCTTTTCAACTGCGTCCTCTGTGATTCTCCCACCACTAACCTGCATAGCTATCTGCAAGTACGTCTTACCCTTGATGAATTTCAGCACAAACATTCGCCGTGTCTGATAGTCCTCTATCCCCTTGATAAACTCCTCAACAGCCCTCTGCTCACGCTCTAACCGTGCCTGCTCGCACAGCAGTGAAAGTGTATCACCGTTTGGTAAGAAGCCGTCTATGCGTGTGCTGTGGGGCGTGTAGGACGGTGGAGTGCATACGCTGATACTGTCGGCAACGTACTTGCCCGAAAGCTCAGTCTTGATGTCCTCAATGGCTGAGGCGTTCCTGCGGTAGGCTTTCAGGCGTGACATGGTCATTGGGTCAGCCATTAGCAACACCGTCCATTTTAATACCGATACCATTCACGTCAACAGCCGTATCAGCAACACCGAAAATAACTTTGCCTATTGCTGTAGATACGTCACCTTTGTGATAATTGTCTACGGTCATCTTGAATCCCATTCCTGATATCGTTACCTTATCCTCCACCAGATTGACAGCCCTGAAAACCTTGCCGTGCATAGCGTTCTCATACACACCATGCAACTTTTCCAGTTTATCCTGACTTACGCCTGCCTCCCACAAGATAGATGAAAGCTTATGCTCGTCTATGGTCGGCATCTTGGTCTCGTGAGCGTTCTGGTCAACGAACGTGGAAATCTTATCGTTCACTGCGGTGATAAGATCATAGTCAAGCTCATCGCCAACAACACTTGTGAGGATATCCTTGAAAGTTTCCTTTTCGTTCTGACAGGTCATTGAAAACTCACAACCCAGAAGCTCTTCCACAACGGAAGTGTTCGGCTTTTTTGCATTTTTCGTGTAGTAAAGCACTCCGTTGATATCAGGTGCACGATCATTGAAAAGAGGAAACAAAAAGCCATCGCTTGGAAGCTCAACGATTCTGTCGCATGACTCTTTCTTAGCGATAGAGTTGTCCTGTTCATCATACACAAGCCCGTCAATACGCAGATTTACAGGGCAAAGAGCTGTCACTATAAAATTGTAATCTGTGTCAGCTTCGTCCTCAAACTCGTCCATTTTGTTCTTTTTTAGCACAGAATATGTACAATGTGCCATGAAAATGGTATATGTTGACACATACTCAACCTTTTCAACTATGGCGTTGAGAAAATTATCAACCTTTTCCTCATCAAGAAGCTTGCTTTGCAATGTTTCATACATGAAAGGCTGTGCGCCACCCTCAAGATATGCGTCCTTCGGAAACGAATATTCCAGCAGATTTTTGCCGATAGAGCCGCTGAGCACCTTTTTCAGGTTTATCATTATAAGCTCCGCCTCGTCCTGCGGAATGGTGTTGTAAAGCTGATTGGTCTTGCACTTTATGTTCTTTTCAGCGTCCACAAATGCGGTAACAACGTGGTTCACGGTGAAAAAGCCGCAATCGTCGCTGAAATTCTTCTTAATTTCATTTATTTCCTTTTTGTTCATGTTAATCCTCCTCAGTTTGTCTATACTCCTTAATTCCCAGCACAACATACCCGTTCTTTATTCCCCAGCCGTTGAGGATATATGTTATCTTGTATGTATGTCCTGATATCTCATGTTTTGCGTGTTCTCTTACTGTGCCATCTGAGCTATGATAAGACGTTCCGTCAGTAGGTATAAATCTTATCAGATCTCCTGTCTGAAAACCCCTGTCATTCTTTCTGACCTCGAAAGTTTTCTCACCGCTCAGAACAGCGTCACAAAATTCTATGCTAAGTTTCAGATTATGTGTTTTCATTCTTATCCCTCCTATAAACTCATCTGACTATCATCATAGTCAACTTTCCTCGTTGTCAGCCTGCCGTTATAATCAGGGTAGCTGTTCAACCTTTTGTACCTTTCGCTAGTCTTGTCAGCCATAAAGCTATTGTCCTGTTCAGGCGGCGTTGGTAGGTAATATTCCTGTGGTATTTTCAAATCGTTATCTGTGCAGATATCCAGAATATATCGCTTATACGCTAGAACATGGTTTCTGCACAAGTTGGCATTACAACCGTCAGGCCATGATGGGTCACTACAGCCATGCTCGATAATGGACTTGTACCGCTCTATTGACTTTAAAATTCCTGCCGAATACTGCTTTAACAGTTCTTCGGGTGTTTTGTCCTTTGCCATTTTACCCCTCCTCAAACTCAGGACATTCCGTTACTGTGTACGAATGTATCATACCGCCCTTTTGCGCCTTGTATGTTCTGTGCTGACACGTCCTCCAACCCTCAACCGGTTTGCGGTCTATGGACCATGCACAGCCTGTAAGGTATTCTCCTGTTATCTTATCCTTTGTCGGTACTGCGTGGCGACAGTGCCAGCAAAGGGTGTGGTCAGCGTGTTTCATTCTCACACCTCAACTCTTCCAGCCTACAATACACCAACGTATTGCCACAAGTCTTGTCAGCGATCTCTGCCTGATAGAAGAACTGACCTGTCTTACTGCTCTTGCGGATAATGCACCCTGTCAGTTCGTAGCAATCAGAGCCGTTGTAGCTTACCCTGCGTCCAAGACTTTTCTTTACTTCGTGTATCGTCATAGCTCCTCTATCCTCACATAAATGCCGGGTATGTCCGCCCAGAACTTTTCGCATATCTCACTCGCCACAAGCTGGTCGTCAGTCCAAAAGCCGCATAGTGTCATACAGTCCTTGAACATCTTCTGCAGGTTGTCTGTGTCAGGCTTGCTGATCTTGTACTCTCCGTCCTTGTGCTTGCCGTCATTCGGAAACAGCCACTTTGTTATGAGCCGTATCCCACAGATGTACTTCTCAGGCGGTCTGTGCCTTGCTAGGTTTGCCGTGAGCTTTTCTTTTGCCGCCTTGACATCGGGTGGGTCATAAAATATTGGCTTGCCGTTTCTCACTGCCACCTTGTGCTCCTGCGCTGTAGCCGTCGGCGGTATCATCGCCATAAAAAATTCAGTCATCATCTTCCTCCTCGCATTTGAAATCTACTCCGTGCCACTTGTGTGACTTGTCATCATACACCAATGCTCCCGACTGTTTGACCATATCCCAAATGTATTTGAGTACCTGCGGCTGTTTCACGAGCCACCAAAGCGTGCGTGATTTTCGATAGTCGAAATCTTCATTAGGCAGCTTATGAAAAAGCGGTGGCATTTTCTTAGCTACATTAACAACGTCTTGCCTTGCCTTACTTCTTGTTGCTTTCATCTGCGTGTGCTCCTCTCGTGCGTCATTATTCTGATTACTTTTTCGTCGGGGCAGTTTCAAGCCCCCGACAAAAAGTATTGTTTATAATAATAGATTTGTCTGTCCGTCCGACAAACTCGGTAATTTTCGATATTGTCTGACAAGAAAAAAGTTCGATTTTGTCCTGACACTTTTTCGATTTTTTCCTGTCTGTCTAAAGTTCAAAAATTCGATTTTGTCTTGTCTGTCTACTGAGCTTTTAAGCCACATTCTCCCTCTTCTATCCAAAAGCCACCATGCTCTTTGAGGTATCTTCCAACGGTCTTTTCGCTCTTTCCTATGTACTCCGCCAGCTCAGAAATGCGGCACTTGCCGTTCTCCTGCACACCGCTGAAAGCTGTTTCAATGCTCTCCTTGCGTTCCTTGCTGCGGTCTTCATTGGTCTTCTTCTTGCTGAAATTCTTTTTCCAATTCGGTGTGATGTCCTCTACCTCGCAGTCTTTAAGCACGCCCACAGTATCCTCTCTGTGAACAGGATAATCAAACCACATATTGAGTGGAGCAAACTTCGGGAACTCTCTCAGAGTACCCTCTATACGCCATGCCGTACGGTTTCTTACTGCAAGCTTAGCCTTGTCTATGTCGGCCATCATAAGCTTGTATGAGTTCGGGTGCAGGTGCTTGTGTGTTATCTCAAGCATTTTTGACGGCGTAACAAGATCGTCCTGTGAGCAAAGCTCATCAGTATTTCTGTAAAATCTCCTCATCCAGTTCTCACAGATACGGCAAACAGTTTCGTCCTCCTGCTGCTTGTAAAGGCTGTCTGAAATGTCAAGCTCTGAAAGGTCAAGAAGTGCGTCAGGGTCACGGGCGAATACTCCTGAACCGCTGGCTCTGTCCATTGAACGCTTACCGCCCTGCGCTCCCTTTGAGTGGTGGTGGCAGTATATGACCGCACAGCCAAGCTCTGTGCATACCTTGTCGAACTGGTTGCAAAAGTGCGCCATTTGGTCTGCTGAGTTCTCGTCACCTGTTATGACCTTGTAGATAGGGTCTATTATTACAGCAATGTAATTCTTCTTGCTTGCTCGGCGTATAAGCTTTGGCGCAAGCTTGTCCATTGGTACGCTGTGACCTCGCAAGTTCCATATGTCTATGCTGTTGAGGTTTTCAGGTTCTAGGTGCATTGCGGTGTACACGTCCTTAAAACGGTGCAGACAAGATGCTCTGTCAAGCTCTAAGTTTACATACAGTATCTTGCCTTTGGTGCATTGCCAGCCAAACCACTTGACTCCCTCAGCTATCGCCACGCACATCTCGATAAGCGCATAAGACTTGCCTGCCTTTGACGGACCTGCAATGAGCATTTTGTGACCTTGTCTGAGAACGCCGTCAATAAGTGGTGGTGCAAGCTCAGGCAGGTTATCCCACTCAGCACTCAGGCTCTCAGGGTCGGGGAGATCATCATTGATACTTTCTATGTAATCTTTCCATTCTGAAAAGCTTTCTTTGCCTATGTTCTTGTCAATGATGAACTGTTTCTTGCCGTTTCTCATTACGCCTGGCATACGGCTAAGACGTGAGGGATTGCGGTTTTGTTTATCTATGTCAAGACCGCTTTCCTTGCAGACCTTGTAAAGAAAATCAACACGCCTGCGGTATTCATCATAATTTGGAGCGTCTATCTTGACGATAGCGTGAACGCTCTTCCCACCGCTGTATACAAGCACAGCGATAGGAAGTTCAAGCTCTCTCATCACGGCATTCTGCTGTTCTATAGGCATACTGTCGCTTTCAACAAGAGCATAGCGGTAGTCTGTTACATTCTCGTTCTTTACGCCCTTGCCGTCAAGAGGATTGAAGCGGATCCACGCTCCGGCTTCTTCCTTGTAGTCGCCAAACACCGCACCAATGTCGCCGTTACATTCGCCAAGCCTCTTGATAAGCTCCCCTGCCGTCCTGTCACAGCAGCCCTTTGTGGGCAGATACCTGGTCTTGCCGTCCTTTTCTGTTTCCCACGTTTGCGTAACATAGCCCACGTTCTCTCCTGCTTCAAAGAGTGTTTCAAGATATGTGACTATCTCCTTGACAGGATCCCATTGAGCAGGCTCGGTTATCGGTATGCCCTCACCGCCGTTTACAAGGGGACTGCTTTCTTCTGCAACTATCTCGCCGTCCCAATCGTATGCCTGAAATTCATGGGGGCTGTATCCTCTTTCCTTTGCCATTTGCACGATAGTTCCTGCGGTCACGGGCTGAGCATTGCCGTTAAAGCCTTGCCACTTGTGTTCACACTCACCGCTGTGATAACGGCTGTCTGACCTCGACCAACTGTCCCAATCGTTCACGGAATAGCCCTCGTGTTTGAGAGCCATTCCCACATTGACCCATTCTTGATAATCACAGCTTGCAGGGTCTATGTATTCAAGCATTTTAAGCAAATTTGTATCCATTCACTTCTCCTTAGTTCTCAGGTGTGTAGTTCTTCGGGTCGATATCTCTCGGCACTCTCCAGCCGTTGGCAGAGATACGGGCTATCATCCTGCTTGCGCTGTCAAAGCTCCAAGAGCCAACGTGCTCAAAACCCTTGCTTTCAAGCAGCCTTATCTGCTTAGGCGTGGTAAGTCCTGCATTGCGGCGCTTTTCAAGGCGGTCAAGGATAAGCTTTGCCTTGCCTGCGTTGTCTATATCGTCAGGGAAAATGCCCAGCTTTTCAAGCTTTGCTTTCTGCTTGTCGGTAGCAGGAGCACACTCCCAGCCAAAAGCAGGAACGTAAGAGGACAAGTCCTCAGCCTGTATTGACATTTCATACTGCAAAGGGTCAACGAGCTTTCGCTTGCGTGTTTTCATTTCTTTGAGCTGCTTTGCCAAAGACTCTTCACGCTGTGCCACAACGTCCTCGCTTGCCTGTTTTTCTGCCTCTTCGATATCCACTGCACAACCTGCCTCATTGGCAAGGTTTTCGGTCATTTTCTCAGCGACCTCTTCATTCTGACAGATAAGGTGTGCAGGCCTGCAAAGCTCGTGGCGTTCTGTGTGCCATAGGAAATCCAGCAGTAAAAGCTCTGTCTTTCCCTCGCAGAGCCTTGTGCCTCTGCCTACCATTTGACAGTAAAGTCCACGCACTTTTGTTGGTCTTAGCACGATAACGCAGTCAACTGACGGACAGTCCCAGCCCTCTGTGAGGAGCATTGAGTTGCACAGCACATTGTATTCGCCCTTGTCGAAAGCTTCAAGTATCTCCGCTCTGTCTGTGCTTTCTCCGTTGACCTCAGCGGCGTTGAACCCTTTGCTGATAAGGATATCACGGAACTTCTGAGAGGTCTTGACAAGCGGCAGGAACACAACTGTCTTGCGTTCCTTACAGTATTTGAGCATTTCATCAGCTATCTGATAAAGATAAGGGTCAAGTGCCGTGTCGATATCACTTGCCTTGAAATCTCCTGCCTGAGTTGATACTCCTGAAAGGTCAAGTTTCAGCGGTATGGTTATAGCCTTGATAGGTGAAAGATATCCCTCTTTGATAGCCTGCGGCAGGGTGTATTCATATGCAAGGCTGTCAAACACCGAGCCTAAGTTCTTCATATCGCCCCTGTCAGGTGTAGCCGTCACCCCAAGCACCTGAGCCTTTGGAAAATGGTCAAGCACTCTCTGATAGCCGTCTGAGATAGCGTGATGAGCCTCGTCAATTATTATGGTATCGAAGTAATTTTCCGAAAAGCCTTTGAGCCTTTTCTCACGCATAAGGGTCTGAACCGAGCCTACTACTACACGATACCAAGAGCCTAAACAGCTTTGCTCTGCTTTCTCGGTGGCACAGCCAAGCCCTGTTGACTTCATAAGCTTGTCCGCCGCCTGGTCAAGCAGCTCGCCCCTGTGGGCAAGGATAAGCACACGCTTACCCTGCCGCACACATTCTTCCGTAACAGCCGAGAAAAGTATTGTCTTTCCCGTTCCTGTGGGCAGAACTGCAAGGACTTTATTTATTCCCTCAGACCATTGTTCGAGTATAGCAAGCTTAGCCTCGTTTTGATATGGTCTTAAATTCATCATCAGAACGCACCGGCTTTCCAGCCACCTGTCTGAGCAGGCTGGCTATACTGTGGTGTCTGCGTCTGAGCAGGCTGAACGGTAGTCACATTCTCGTCATAGGCATAGAGCTTCTTAATCTTGTTGGACTGCCTGTCCTCGCCGTCCTTGTTCTTGTAGTTGTCAACGTAGACGTGACACTTGCCCTTTTTGCCTGTGATAGCGTTCCAGTTCATTTTCAGCGGCTCGCCATGCTTTTTCAAGCCAAGAGCCAGGAAAAGTGCTGAGAGCTTCCACTCAAACTTGTTGCAAAGGAAGAAGTTTTCTGTTATCTCCACGCTGTCCTCTGCACCCCAAATGGTGAATGTGACCTTTGCCATATTGCAGGGCGGCACTTTCGCCGACCCCTCGTGTCTTGCACGTTCGTACTTTGCAACGGTGAAGTCATAGTCCCCCTCAGGGAGCGGGACAAAGTCCCCACCCTCGTTGACTATCTCATCTTCCCAGCCGTATTCCATAAAATTATCCATAGTATTGTCCTCCTTTTAAAATGGTACTTTCTGATTTTCCCTGATAAGCGGCAGCATTTGCTCCCAAGCGCCTATCAGACAGCCCTGCACAAAGTCGTCAGGATAGTTTGTGATAGGAGTATCATAAGGGAAATAGTTTCTCTGAGATACCACAAGACGTATATCCGATTCGCTTACGTTGTTGGCTCTCATAAGGTCCGCAAGTGCTTTCGGTATGCCATCAGGGATAACGATAGGTGGTGCGACGTCCTCAAAGCCGCTGAGATCAGTAAGAGGCTCGTCAGATTTTTGTGTGGCAGTCTGTGCGGTCTGTGTAGGCTGTGCTGTCTGAACTGTCGGTGCAGGCACAGGCTTAGGCATTTCAGCAGGCTGTGTATACGCAAACAGGTGAGCTATACCACTATATTCAAAAGGCATTTCAGACGGAAGTCCGTCACGATTTTTAGCGTCCCAGCAGGGGTGATGTGTGGTGTACATTACACGGTCACCGCCCTGAGCCTTGAACTTCTTGCCGTCCTTATCCACAGCTACTGCATATGTTTTGTAGTTTGCAAACAGCACCATATCAGCCCATTCTTTCACAAGAGGCGATATCTGAGAAGAAGTTTTCTTGCCGAGTTTCAGTTCCCAACGGTCATAAGCGCCCAGCTCGTCAGGCTGTTCAAACTTTCTCATCTGAGCGTGAGCCGTAAGCACAACGTTGATGCCGCTGTCAACTACCTCCTGCAAGAGATTAAGGAACTTGCCTATCTCCTCTTTCTCGTAAACATAGCCGTTGCCGTAGCCGAAATCTTCAATGCCTTTCTTCTGATGTGCCGAGCAGATAGTTTCAATGCAAAGCTGTTCAGCCCAATCAAATGTATCAATGACAAGGGTCTTGCAGAGCCTGCCGTTCATAGCTTCCTTTACCTCATTTTTGAGCATTTCCCAGCTTGTTGGCTTAGGGAAACGTCTGATGTTCAGCTTCTTTGTACTGCCCTCAGTATCAATAAATACAGGGTCGGGGAACTGAGCCGCAAAAGTGGATTTGCCTATGCCCTCAGGACCATATATCACAACTTTCTGTGCGGAGCTTACAACTCCTGATGTTATCTCATACATTAAAATGCACCTGCTTTCCAAGTTTTCGTTTCTGTGTTTTCTTCCTTTTCGTTGTCCATTGACCTGCCGTCCTCGATGATGATACTGCACTCGTCACCTGTGGAAACTCTTGTGGCTATCGCCTGCAAGCCCTGTGCTTCAAGCCACTTGCCGAAGTCTTCAAGGGTGTCGGTATCCATTTGTTCAAGCTTGTCCAGCAGGACAAAACCGCAGTCAGGGTTGAGCTTTCTCACGATAGAGGTAGCGACGATAAGCTGTTCTGCTCCGCTTATACTGTCCCACTTATGCCCGTTATACAGCAGCTCTCCGTCCTCAACGGAAAGACCTTCAAGGGGCAGGTCGGCACTGCCCAGCAGGTCAGTTTTAGCCTGCCTTACGTCCTCTATCTGCTCAGTGAGATATGTATACTGTGAACGGTAGTCCTCAGCGTCTATCTCAGCTTTCTCCCTGTCGAGGTTTGCTCTTATCTTCTTGTTCAGTTCCTCGATATCTGAGATGTTCTTTTCAAGCTCCGCTGTGCTTTCGTCCACAAGGTCTTGTGCGTCAAGGCTTGCAAGCTTGAAGTTGTTCACTGCCGCTTCATAGCTTGCTTTTGCACGCTCATAGGCAGACTTAGCAATCTCCAACTGCTTTTCGTAGTATTCTTTCTGGTCACGCTTACGCTGATTTTCGCCGTTGCGTGCAAGTATATCCTGCTGCTGTCTGATAAGCTCCGAAGCCGAAACAGGCTCGGCAGGGACGTTTGCGTACACAGGCATTTCCTTAGCAAACTTAGACTTCTGGTCAGCTATCCTGCCGATAGCGGTACGCTGATCATAGAGGGAATGTTCCTTATGCTCCAACTGATAGAGCGTATCGCCCACTCCTATTATTTTCAGCAGAGTTGAAGCTTTTTCCTTGCTTGACTGATTTATGAACTTAGGCAGGTCAAGTGCGAACTGCTCAACGAAGCTGTTCAAAAGCTGCTGACCGCCTTTTTTGCCTGTGCTGTCGGTGACTTTGAGGGAGCTGTTCTTGCCCGAACGCTCCACCACGATACCATTATCGAGGGTGATCTTCAAGTGCGGTTCGACAACAGACCCCTCACGCTGAGGAGAGGACGGCTTATACTTGTCACCACCAAGCGCCCAAGCGATAGCGTCAAGGACAGAGGTCTTGCCCTGCCTGTTCTTACCGCCGATAACAGTAAGCCCGTTCTTTGCAGGCTCAAGCTGTACGGCTTTTATCTTCTTTACGTTCTCAAATTCGAGTGAGTTTATTTTTACTGACATTTTAGTTCGCTCCTTTCATTATCTCCATTCAACACCTATAAAGTCAAGCACACGTCCCCAGCCATAAACTGTGCCGTCTTCGTCTTTACAGCAGCGTTTCATCCAGTATTCCCATTCAGCAGGATTATCTTCACGTAGTCTATCGAAGCGGTGAGGACGCTGCTCCATATGTATACCAAAGCCGCACATTGAACAGCCCGTACGCTGCGCTCTCGTAGTGTAAAGCTCACCATTTTCTTTGCGTTTGATCTCTCCATATGCTCTTGGAACGGGTACATTAAGGTCAAGAGCAAGCTGTAACAGATCTTGCCTCGTGAATATAGCAAACGGACAGCTTCGTGTTGTAGTTTTACCATAATAGTTGCAGCCGTTTTTCATTAGTGCCATTTCCCTTTGACCGCCTTCTGACGCCATAAGTCCCAAATATGGATAGCTGTTATGTTCTTTTGCCCAATCGTCGCAAGGCTTTTCCTTCATATAGTAGCAACATTTTGACGATACTTTGAAGTTTGGTACAGGTCGTATGTCAAGATCAGGTCGCATATGCGCATAATTACCGCCAAAGAGCTTTATCCACTTATCTTGCAACTTGATGCGATCGGAGTGCTTGAAGCCACCCTGTTCGCCCATATCACCTGTCATAATTGCGTGAATAAATGTCTGTTTGTCCGCATTAGGTTGCAACAGATAGCTTATCTTATTGGCTTTGGCTTTGCTCACGACCGGAAAGCCAAGTTGATTGAGCACCTGCGTTTTGCTCATATATGGCTTTATAGATGTAACACCCAGCTGCTTATGTATCTCTTGGTTTCCTCTATCTTCTAAGATAGACACACTTATGGCAGGAACATCAATGCCTATGTTTCGAAGAAACACAAGAAGTGTAATGCTATCAAGTCCTCCGACAGAAACGTGACAAGTAGCGTTAAGATCGCCGTACACTTTGTTGTAGAACTCCCAAGCTCTGATCTCTGCGTGACGTACCTTCACTTCGTAAGGCAGATTCTGTTTCAGCTTAAATTCATCTATTGTCATTTGCTGTCACCGTCTCTCAATTCTTCAAGCTTACATCTTGTGCCGAATATTTTTCCGTATGCCTCTCCGATATCAAAGGCTCTCTGCTCACATTCTGACATTCCCTCATAGACAGTAAGTATATTTGAGCAAGCTTCATCAGCAGTTTTGTATGCTTGACAAATCTGCTCTTTTGTGCTATCATCAAGTTGTATGTTATCGGTATCTTTTGATACCTCCGAGCTTGTGCTGTTGGCAGACAGTGCAGGCTCGTTTTCTTTTAGGTACTCTGCAAAATACGCACCACACATCAAATCTTTTTTACTGGGCGGACAATCTTTGCAATTAATGCAATTAATAGTAAATTCTGTACAGTACTTTACCGCCTTTTCAAACTCCTCTTTCGTTATCATCGTTATCCTCCTCAAACTTTTCTTCCCAGCGTTTCTCAGCCACACTCAGCACAAGATACATCACTACATCTATCCCTGCAAGCACGGCTATCGTTATCAGCAGTATTCCTACAATGTTCATTACCACTTTCCTTTCATTTCAACTTCGACCTTGACCACGGGCCTGCCTGCTTCTCTCACTGCCTGCTCCAGTTCTTCACGAACTGTGTCTTCGGCTGTCTCTTTAATGTTGCGGTACAGCCCATAGATTGCTAATGCAACCAGTGACACACACAGTGCTATGGCTGACGCATATCTGATGGTCTCCAGCGTTGTTATCAGGTTGTTCATTTTCTCACGTCCTTTCCGTAAAGCGTGCGGAGTTTTTTAAGCCTTTTCTCGAAGTTGTCGATATCAATGCCCCACACCTCGTAGGCTATCTCGGTATTGACCGAGTGCGGCAGCCATGACTTCACGCCACGATTTGCCATTTCTTCCTTAACAGCTTTCTTGATCTTGATAGTCTGCGTTTCACCTGTGCCGAACAGCTCCTTGATATCCGCATTGGTTATCTCGGGCTTTTCATAGTACAGCCGCACTGCCATTTCAATGTCAGGTGACCTCATTTAGTCCACCTCCTCAATTGTAAAGACAGTTTCACGAGGGCTAACACTTGCCTTTGTCAGAGCCTCGTACTGACTCTTTGCAGCTACTGTAAGAACTTTCTTATCGTGATACTGGTCTATTGTTGTGACTTTGTACAGTTTCATACCTTTGTACCTCCTCATTGTGTTTTCTGTCATTTCTGCTTCCAACGAACATATCCGGCAAACATTGCTAGTTATCATGAGTGACAACGGAACTGTGTTGTCAAGCCCTGCAAGCGTACATATACCGAACGCAAACGGACTTGCTAAGCACAATGCAATGCCAAGATAGTAGGCTATCTTTTTCAAGTCCAATGTTTATCCCTCCTCATTTTCTGTCCGTTCAAACGGACTACTAGCTGTTGACATTTTCAGCGTTCTGAGTATAATTAATGTCAAGGACTTCATTGATAGCCGCTTCAATCTTGTTTGACTTGATCTCACCTGTCATTATCTTATACAGGTTTGATGTGTCGAGATAAGTTTCAGGAAGAAGCTTCTTGACTTCCTCAATGAGCCACTTCTGTGTCTTGTTGAGCTTAACAAGTCGCACCTTGACTTCCACGCCGTACTCAGTCAGCGGTCTTTTACGTTCACTAATAATTAACACCACCTTTGCACAATATTTAAAAATACAACTGATTATAGTATTGACTTTTACGGAAAAATGTAATACAATGTATTTGTGAGATAAATTATTACGTTCTTCCGTACTGTCTATGTTTGTATTATATTACGTTTCTCCGTAAATGTCAATAGATAAATTAAATTTTATTACGGAATGTCGTAAGATTGTACGGTTGCACAAAAATTGAGGTGTAACTATGTCAGAATTGTACATAAGAATTGAAAATCTGTGCAAGGAACATAAAATTTCAATAACGGCAATGTGTAAAGAAGCAATGGTAAGTAGAGGATCTATCACAGATTTGAAACAAGGTAGAAGTAAAACTCTTTCCTCTGAGGCGATTTCAAAGATAGCGAAACTTTTTGACGTTTCAACAGACTATCTCATGACAGGCAATAAGACCGAGTCACAGAGTTCGGATATGGACGATAACATCAAGTTCGCTCTCTGGGGGACGGCAGACGTTGATGATGATGTGCTTGCAGACGTAAAGCATTACGCTCAGATAGCACGGCAGATGAGAGAGGATAAGAAAAATAAAGAATAGAGGCGGTACATATGGATAGTGCTGAACTGCGCAATTTTGCGGAGGGCAGAGACATTATAGTTATTGACGGAAAGCTAAGAAATGAGCAGAAGTCCATATCCATTAGTGATAGGGGACGATGTGCGATTGTGGTAGACTCTAAGAAGATCACCACGAGAGCAGAAGAAACTGTCATAATGGCTCACGAGCTGGGACATTGTGAAACAGGTGCATTTTATAACGAAAGAACGCTGGAGCTTCGTTCTCGAATGGAGTTTCGTGCAGATAAATGGGCAATAAAAAAGCTCGTCACAGAGGACGAGCTGATAGAAGCATTTGAAAATGGTATCCTTGAAATATGGGAACTTGCCGAGTTTTTCGGTGTGACCGAAGATTTTATGGTCAAGGTCTGTGAATTGTATGGATATTATAACAGGGTGATATAAAAAAGTCCCTGTCAGCACCGCAAATACTGGCAGGGATAACACACAGAAATTTTCCTGTATGGTTACAAATACATTATATCACCAATTTAAGACATTGTAAATGATTTCAATAAATTGTTTACAAATGTCGATTTATAGGGAGGAAAAATTATGACTTGTCCAAATTGTAAAGGCGAAAACGCACCAGGCGTAGCAGTATGTGAATATTGCGGTCACGAACTGCCGCAGCCGCAGAAAATTGATAACCACGTTGAGCATAACAGCAATATCGTTCAGCACATCACATACGTTACAAACGTCCAGCAGGTCGCACCGCAAGCTCCTGTTGAGCAGATAAGCCCTAAGAGCAAAAGCACAGCTGAAATACTTTGCCTGCTGACCTTTTTAGGCTTGGGCGGTTTGAACAGATTTTATGTAGGCAAAGCTGGCACAGGTTTGCTGTACTTCTTTACTTTCGGAGGTTTCTTTATTGGAGCAATAGTTGATATGATAAATTTGTTTCAGGGAAACTTCACTGACGCTCAGGGCAGAGTGTTAAAATAAAATCCCCTGCTGATACTTCAAATATCAATTAGGAGAAACGTATATGGGTAAAAAGAAACGCAAATCAGAGCCAGGCTGTATCGCCACTATATTCGGCTATCTGATATTTGTCTGCATAATCGCTCTTATCATAGACCTTATTAGAACTCACATATCCGAGCGAGCCAAACATAACCTTATGGTAGTTGCTATCGTGATCGGCGTTATCATATTCATAAGCATGGTCTGCACCATTTACCGCAAGCTTCACAGAAAGTATACTTTGAAACAACTTGATAAAATGGACGGACACCAATTTGAATATGCCTGTGCTGATATTCTGAAAGCCAACGGCTACAAACACGTTAAGGTGACAAGAGGCTCCGGTGACTTTGGCGTTGATGTCATTGCAGAGAAAGACAAGGTCAGATATGCGATACAATGCAAGCGATACAATCACAAACTTGACAACACCCCTATACAAGAAGTTGTCGGCGGACTTGCGTACTACCAATGTGACAAAGGTGCCGTTATGACAAATCAGTATTTTACCGAGCCCGCCAAACACCTTGCACAGGTGAATGATATAGAGCTGTTGGACAGAGATACGCTTTCACATATGGTTGATAAAACAGAAAAGTCATTTGATGATAAGCTTAATTTATTCAGATCTTATTTGACCGGCTCATCTACAATGCTAGTTGCTTATCTCGAAAAGTGTGGAATTTATTCAAGAATAGAAGATATAAATACTGATACCAAAACACTATCGTTTACCCTTAAATTAAAATTTGCAGATGATATCGAGAGTGTAAAAGCAAAGAAGAAAGCAATTTCCAAAATAACTAAAGCGAAAGTAATTGATATAGTGCAAAACGAGAATGATATGATAACTATCATTGTTCGTACACCAAGAAAATACAGAATAAAATCATAAAAAAAGTCCTCCGAGCGTTGACAGCACTCAGAGGACAGGTGAACTGATATTGACAGTATCAGCTCGATTCAAATTCACACCCCAACCCGTTAAGAAAGGGCGAATTTTGCCCTTTTATTGTAGCACACTTTCGGGGAAGTGTCAAGAATAGGAGGAATATTTATGCCAATCTACAAAATGACAGACAAAAACGGAAAGAACATCAGAAAAGACGGTCTGCAAAAATATCGTGTGCGTGTCAATTATACGGACAGTTTCGGAAAGCCTCATCAGATAGACCGTGTGACGTTCGGTGCAGAGACGGCTAAGCAGCTTGAACTCCAGCTTACACAAAAGCTCAATGCTAAAGAGATAGCTCCAAAAATGACTATCGGACAGCTATTCACGGAGTACATCACCGCCAAGCGTTCAGAGGTCCGTGAAACATCACTGGACAAGTCCCTAAGAATACTGAAAAAGAACGTCCTGCCCACCTTTGAAAGCGTTAGGATAGATAATCTGAACGTACCAATGGTGCAGAAATGGAAGCAGGAGCTGTCAGAGCAGGGATTGGCTATCGTCACTCGAAAGAACATTTATGGCGAATTTCGTGCAATGATGAACTATGCTGTGAAAATGGAATACATTCCGAAAAACCCCGTTATAACCGCAGGCAACTTCAAAGCGCCCCTTGAAGCCAAGAAAGAAATGCTTTTCTACACGCCTGACGAGTTCAAGAAATACATATCGGCAGCTAAGAATTATGCTCAGACCGCAGAGGACGGCGGCTCAATGTACGAATGGAACTACTATGTATTTTTCAACATAGCATTTTACATGGGTATGCGAAAAGGCGAGATATACGCTCTGCAATGGACGGATATAAAAGACGGCTACATATCTATCACCAAGAGCATTGCTCAGAAGCTCAAAGGCGGTGATCGTATCACGCCGCCAAAGAACAAGCCAAGCATACGGACGATACAGATACCAGAGCCGTTAAGAGCAGTGCTGTCAGAGCATTACGAACGCTGTAAGAAAGCAGTGCCAAAGTTCAGTGATGATATGTACATCTGCGGCGGTGAGCGTCCTATCCGTGATACATCTCTTGAAAAGACAAACAAGAAGTTTGCAGACTTGGCAGGTGTCAAACGTATCCGTATTCATGACTTCCGTCACAGCCACGCTTCCCTGCTCGCCAATGAGGGCATAAACATTCAGGAGATAGCAAGACGTCTTGGACATTCCAACATATCAATGACATGGAACACCTACTCGCACCTCTACCCACGAGAGGAAGAACGTGCAGTGAAGATATTGAACACAATCGTGTAAAAATCGTGTATACAAAAGAAAACCACCGTATTTACGGTGGTTTTTGTTCGTTTGGCGGAGATGGAGAGATTTGAACTCTCGCTACGGTTTTGCCGTACTACCGCATTTCGAGTGCGGACCCTTCAGCCACTTGGGTACATCTCCTTGTGTCAACTATATCATTATACAAGTAATCACAAAAAAAGTCAAGCCCTTTGTGCAAATTTAAGCACAAAGAGCTTGTCAATTATCTATTGCTGAGCACGCCTCTGCATCTCCTTAACATATGCAAGCGTTTCAGGAGTGTAACCTACCATTGCGTTGGGACAACATTGGGAAAGCAATTGCATAAGCCCCATGGCAGTGTCCTTGCCCTTGGCATATACGTTAAAACGCAGTACATTCTTCTTGTGCTTCGTGCAGACGATTATCTCGTTGGTGTAGCTGATGAAATTCATACTCGCTGTGTGCTGGTAAATGCCGTAGGCTTCCTCTCGCCAGCACATCTGGAATGGCACTTTCTTGTTGGCAAGCACCCTGTCGGATACGATAATATGATCGTCCTGATATTGTATGTTGGCGTAAAGCTCGTCAGCCTGCTGTAAAAGATCGGGATTGGCTTTGAATATGCCGCTCTTTTCAGGGTGCGTCCTCCGTGACATACCAAATATAAGAAATATAACACCAGGCGTAAGCGCAAAAAGTCCAAGTATCAATACGCTGTATTCACCGGCTACTACCGCCGCAAATGAGATAAATCCACCCATTAGCGTGAGTATCACACCGCCAGCTATCATTGCTATCATTCTTTTTCGTATGTTGGCAAATACTACTTCCCGTCCCATTTTCGTTACCCCTCTTTACTTTTTATCCGTGATTCTGCTTTGCCACAAGGCTCTCGCCGCAGTATATCTTCCTGAGCTTCGGCTTCTCTATCTTGCCCGTCGGGTTTCTCGGTATGTCTGCAAAAATTATCTTGTGCGGACGCTTGTATCTCGGAAGCTTCTGACAGAACGCCATTATCTCTTCCTCTGTGCATGGGTGGTCTGGCTTTAGCTCGATTATTGCCGCCGCTATCTCGCCCAAACGCTGGTCAGGCAGACCAATTACTGCCACGTCCCTGATAGCGTCGTGACTTCTCAAAAAGTCTTCTATCTGTACAGGGTAAAGATTTTCTCCACCACTTATAATAACGTCCTTTTTGCGGTCAACAAGGTAAATAAATCCGTCCTCGTCCTCCTGAGCCATATCGCCCGTGAAAAGCCAGCCGTCTTTGAGAGTTTCAGCCGTCGCCTTTGGATCTCTGTAGTAGCAGGTCATAACGCCAGGTCCTTTTACGCAAAGCTCGCCCACTTCGCCACGCTTTACAGTGTTGCCCTTATCATCAACTATCTTGACCTTCCAGCCAAAGCCTGCCTTGCCTATTGCACCTACCTTGTCAATGTTATCCATGCCAAGGTGTACACAGCCGGGACCTATAGATTCGCTAAGACCATAGTTAGTGTCATATTTGTGGTTAGGGAAAACCTTTTTCCAGCGTGCAATAAGTGACGGCGGAACAGGCTGTGCGCCTATGTGCATAAGTCTCCACTGTGAAAGCTCATACTTTGAAAGTGTCACCTCGCCGCTGTCGATAGCGTCAAGGATATCCTGCGCCCAAGGCACAAGAAGCCATACGATAGTACACTTCTCCCTCGATACAGTATCAAGTATAAATTCGGGCTTCACGCCCTTGAGAAGCACCGCCTTGCCCCCTGAGATAAGGCTTCCGAACCAGTGCATCTTTGCACCTGTGTGATAAAGCGGAGGGATACAAAGGAAAACATCCTCCTTTGTCTGACCGTGATGATTCTGTTCAACTCTTGCGGCGTGCATAAGGCTCTCGTGATTGTGCAGGATAGCCTTCGGGAAGCCTGTTGTGCCTGACGAGAAGTAGATAGCCGCATCGTCTTCGTCAGTAAGCTCTATGTACGGAGTAGTGCTTGCACAGTTTGCAGTGAGCCTGTCATAATGCTCTGCAAATGACGGACAGTTCTCGCCAACATAGAAAAGAAGTCTGTTCTTGCTTATCTCATCAGCTATCTCCTCAACTCTGCCGATAAATTCAGGGCCAAATACAAGAATATCCACCTCGGCAAGGTCAAGACAGTATTTTATCTCCTCCGGAGTGTATCTGAAATTCAGCGGCACTGCAAGCGCACCCGTCTTGAGGATACCAAAATAAATAGGCAGCCATTCAAGACAGTTCATAAGCAGGATACCCACTTTGTCACCCTTTTTTACCCCACGGGATAAAAGCAGATTGGCAAAGCGGTTTGCCTTTTCGTTGAAAACGCTCCAGGTTATCTCACGGCGATAATGACAGACTGGGTTAGGCTCGATAAGCTCATATTCCTTCCAAGTCACACGTCTGGTTTCTCTGATCTCAGGATTGACCTCTACCAGAGCAACATCATTTCCGAACTCTCTTGCGTTACGCTCCAGTATCTCGGTTATAGGCATACAAAAACTTCCTTTCATAATTAAAAGCTTGAAAGCTAGAAAACTTAAAAGCTTAAAAGTATTCACAAACATATATGTTATTATTTTATCATATGATGACAAAAAAGTAAAGAGATTTAAAACAGAATAAGTGACAAAGTGAAAGATAAATAATTGTGGAGTTTTTACAGAAGAAAAGTGTTTGCCCCTACCTGAATTTGAGCGAATACCGTCAAAAAGATAACCGCCAAAAAAAGGCAGCCCCACATGGGAGCTGCCCCTTAACTTAAAAAGTGTACCGTTTCAGATCTTATTCTTCTGCCTTTTCTTCCTCTTTGCTCGCCTCAGCCGCCTGCTGTGCCTTGAGAAGATCCCTGATCTCTGTAAGAAGCACTATGTCCACTGGTGGCTCTGCAGGCTTTTCAGGCTCTTCATGCTTGCCAAGTGACGCAAGCTTGTTTATGACCTTCATTATTACAAAAATAACGAACGCCATGATTATGAAGTTGATGACTGCCGTCAGAAATGCGCCGTAGTTTATGTACTGATTCCCAAGCAAATGTATCTTGCCCTCTACGTCAGCACCGCCTATACAGCCTATTATCGGGTTGATAAAATTCTCAGTAAATGACGTCACGATATCCTGAAACGCAGCGCCTATGATAACGCCCACTGCCAAGTCCATGACGTTTCCTTTGAGAGCAAATGCCTTGAACTCATTTACAAACTTCTTGATAAATCCTTTTTTCTTCTCTTCCATAACGGTTACGACCTTTCGTTTTTTGTTCCGAGCCACGCTCTTATGGTCATTTTATCACATATTTTGACCATTTTCAATAGATTTTCTACAAAATCGTACGGTTTTACGTCGTTTTGCCCATATATGTTAACACGCTGTAAATGCTTTGTAAACAAACATGAAAAGGTATTGCATTTCCCGAAATGGTGTGCTATAATGATTAAGCTGTTTGAGTGAGGGACATGACGATGGGATATAGCCAAGAGGTAAGGCAGCGGACTTTGACTCCGTCATTCCGATGGTTCGAATCCATCTATCCCAACCAAAAACAAGCTAAATCGAACAAACATTGGGGTGTCGCCAAGTGGTAAGGCAACGGACTCTGACTCCGTCATTCCGAAGGTTCGAATCCTTCCACCCCAGCCATATTGGTGGAACAAAAAAGATGCACCAGCCGAAAAGCCCGTAAATGCGGGCTTTTTTCATGCTTTTTAACCGGAAATTTTAAGGTGAAAACCGTGGATGCTTTTTCACGATTTTAGCCGACCGGAAGGATTTGAACGCTACACAACGAAATATTGTCAAACAAATCGGCAGGCTTTGAGCAAATTTCGCTCTTAACTTGCCGATTATTTATGAAAAAACTTTCACAAACTTTTCAAGACTGTTTTGTCTAATATCACGAAATGTGATAAATGACAAAACGGTCTTTTTTTATTTCTCAAGGAAGGACGTGATACCCGTGTGGCAGCTATACTATTAAAATGGAAAATAAAACAAAGGAGGAAATCAATGAACAACAAACTTATAATCAACACAAATCTGCTTCGCAAAGAATCGGAATTCAAAACGTATACTTGCGTGGTGGAAAAAGCTGTGCCTGTTCCGACCGAAGAATTTGAGAGGCTGAAACACACTCCGATGTGCAATAACGATCTCATAAGTGAAAACCTTAACAGTATGTGGTACGGCAACGGCGTACACCATTGTCTGCTGATCTACGACAAGCAACAGGGCGACGGCTTGTTAATAGAGTCTGAGGGTGCTCCCTATGCAAGATATGCCCAGTATATTCCAAACGCCAAACTGTTGTACGAAAATCATATGCAGAATCATTTACAGGAATTAAAATTTTACTGTCCGCTTGAAATCAACAGAGAACCGGAATGCCGGTATGACGAGGAATACGAAAAAATCTCGTCCTATGAGGCTTCTGCTTACAAATCGGAGATAAACCGATTTATTGAGGATTTTACAATGCCCGAGGAGAAAGAACGGGGTCTCATGAACTGGTATGGCAAGGGCAATTCAGTCGACCAAAAGGTACGCTCGGCGTTTATGTCTGTCGAGGAGCGCGACGGAGAGCTTGTTGGCGTTATTACGGCTCAGATTTACGGTCAGCTTACAGATGAAGAGCTTGAAGAATTCCGCTTGTACTGCGAGGGACAACTTTCAGACGGCGTTGGGGAGTCTCTTGAACAGCGGCCGATAAAAACTCCCGACGGCGATATTTATGTCAGCTTCTGGAATTCAGATGACAACTGGAGCTTGCAGACGGAGGAAGAAATAAACAGCATTCAGTCAGAAGATTTGACCGATGAACCCGATATTGGAATGACAATGTGAGGTACGCATGGTATACAATGAAAAGAAAGTTGAGTTGCTTAGACAGAGGTATCCCGAGGGTACTCGGATTTGTCTTGACCACATGGAGGACTTATGTCCTGTGGAAAGCGGCACCAATGGAACTATTATTGGAGTCGACGATATCGGCTCAGTCATGGTTAAGTGGGATAACGGCAGAACTTTGAATCTTCTGCCCGATGAAGATAAATTTCATACGATCAAGCATGAACAAACTCAGTCAGACGAACAAACAGAAGAAAATACGGAAAATGAAGAAATCGCAGAAATCGAGGAATTATCGGAAGAACCGGAAATGGATATGTCCATGTAGGACTTGAAATACGGCGGTTTATGTGATATAATGTACAAGATAAAATTCTGAGAGGAATACGTTCATGAGTAAAAACAGTAAGATCTGCCCGAACTGCGGCAGAAAAATGAAACAGCAGTTTATCGGATTACAGCATTGTAAGTGCGGTATAAGCTGGAAACATGATATGGGTTACTTTGAACGCACAAACGATATGGTATTCGCTTTGCAGCGTGTTAAAATCGGCAAGAAGGTAAAGCAAATGCCCATTATACGAATAAAAGAGCGAAAGGAAAATGAATATGCCGAATAAGCCGCTCCTTGACCGAGCCTTATACAAAAAAATTAAAGCTATGGACCGTGAAACAATGGACAATTTCATTCAGAATATATATCAGACAGGAAAAGACGACGTACACGCCACAGAAGTCGACTTCGACAAGCTGCGTGAAGATATATCCAAGATCAAGGGTATCGGAGAAAGCCGATTGAATGAAATAATGGCTGTGATCGAAAGTCATATAGGAGCTGACTCCGAATAATACAATTAAATATCGCAGAACTGCCGTTAAATGAGAGATCATTTAGCGGTTTTTTTATTGTCAAAATCAGAAAGGGGCGCTTTGAATGATACGAGTATTCGACGCATTTTCAGGCATCGGAGGCTTCCGATCTGCTCTGGAAAGAGTCGGAGGATTTGAAATTGTGGGGTGGTGCGAGATTGACAGATTTGCGCAGAAAGCCTACAAAGCACTGTACGATACCGGAGGTGAACAATTTTATGAAAATATCAGAGATATTGACGTCGGAAAACTTGCAGACTTTGATCTCCTTATTGGAGGTTTCCCCTGCCAGCCGTTCTCGGTCTGCGGAGCAAGAAAAGGCTTTGCCGACGAGCGAGGAGATCTGTTCTTTGAGCTTGCCCGACTGCTTGAAGCGAAAAGACCTAAGTATTTTTGCTTTGAAAACGTACCCGGTCTCATGGGGATTGACTCGGGAAAAACTTTTGCAAAAATCATTGAAAAGCTTTCTCAACTGGGGTATTGCGTGGAATGGCGTGTGTATAACAGCGCCGATTACCTTCCCCAAGTCAGAAAAAGAGTTTACATTGCAGGATGTCTTGGAATCGACTGTTCCGGAAAAATACTGGCTTTCGGAAAAAGCGACAGCCAGAATTGCCGGAAAACTGAACAAATCATAGGCGGAAGTCAAGGCACGAGAGTTTATGATCCCGATGGACTTGCGGTGACGCAGTGCAGCGGTTCGGGCGGTATGGGCGGAAAAACAGGTCTGTACTTTATTGACAGCAATCCTCCACCTAATCTCACAGAAAATGCAAGATGTATAACCGCAAGGCAGAACAGCGGAGTAAGTCATCACAAAGGTGAACACTCCGCTGTTTTTTGTGATCTGAACGAAAATCCGCAGATTACGGAAAACGCCCGATGTCTGCATACAAGAATGGACTTGGGGGTAACAAACGGAACTCATAAAGGAGAAAGATCGGGAGTTCTGATTGAGGACGGACCGAGAGCAATTATCAATCCGTTTAAGGAAACTACCCGTCAAAACGGCAGACGAATAAAAAATCCCAACGAACCGATGTTTACGCTTACGGTAACCGATCGACACGGGATTGTCCACCATGGACGGATAAGACGCCTTATGCCAATTGAGGCATGGCGGCTGCAGGGTTTTACAACAGAGCAATTCGAAAAAGTTGCGGCAACGGGGATGTCCGACGCACAGCTCTACAAACAAGCCGGAAATGCCGTAAGCGTACCCGTTGTTGAAGAAATTGCGAGAAATTTACTGAAATTTGATGAGGAGATAAATTAAATGAATAATATGATCAAGATTTTCAAAAATGAGGAATTTGGTTCTCTCAGAATTTTAAAGGATGATAACGGCAGAATTATGTTCTGCGGCAAGGACGTGGCTTCTGCATTGGGCTACAGCAATACAAAAGACGCAATAAAGCGGCATTGCAGGTGGGGCGTGAAACACGACCTACCTCATCCGCAGTCTCCAAGTAAAACTATTAAGATGATTTTTATTCCTGAGGGAGATGTTTACAGACTTGTTGCACACAGCAAGCTGCCGAGAGCTGCGGAATTTGAGTCGTGGATTTTTGATAAAATTCTGCCTCAGATCAATCAAACAGGCGGCTACGTCAGCAACGAGCAAATGTTCATAGAAAACTATCTTCCGTTTCTCGACGAGCCGTACCGCAATCTGTTCCGTTTGCAGATGATGGCTATCAACAAGCTGAACGAGCGGATACGTCACGACCAACCGTTAGTGGAGTTTGCGAATCAGGTTGCAAATACCGATAATCTCATCGACATGAACGCTATGGCAAAATTGGCAAGAGCCGAAAATATCCCTGTCGGAAGAAACAAGCTCTACGGCTGGCTTAAGAGTATGAGAGTGCTTATGGCGAATAATCTCCCCTATCAGGCGTTTATCGACCGAGGATATTTTGCGGTAAAGGAGGCGGTGTTTGAAACTCCGACTATGACCAAGACCTATCAGCAGACGTTTGTGACGGGAAAGGGTCAGCATTTCGTCATAAATCTGCTGAAAAAATATTACGGGAAGGAGGTTTTGCAATAATGGAGATCAAAAGCATTTCTTTACACGATCTGAGAAAAATGAATGACAGCGAGGGACTTGTCCTGCAAGGGTGCGGCGGCGATCTGCAGGAATGGGTCGACGGCATAAACGATATGCTGACGGAAAGCGGAATATTGCAGAATGACAATAGGTTTGAAAAGGCATATAGCTTTAAAAACGGAGGCCTTACCTGTCTGCTGTTTCCCTTTGAAGATGTTCAGCTTGATGTAGGTAAGCTTGCAATATGGCGGCTCCGGACGAGGGAGGATTTCGGAAGCACATGGCTGTCGGATTACATTGTGAACAATCTTGAAGAATGCGTTTCGGAACAGGACGAAGATTTAGAAATGGAGATGGGTTAATGCATACAAACAAAATCAAAGCTAAAGTGGACTTCAAGTTCTGTATTGGAAGTATTCCTGCAATGCTGAGAGCGACAAAACCCGTACTTTCGGAGCGGCAGTACAAGGAGCTGTGCAATGAGGTAAACAAAGCCGACGGCTACCTTGAACAGAAGCGAATAATTTTTTCATACGTTGACCCGATAATCAAGGGCTGAAAACAGCGTAAAATCTAATATTTATTAAGGTCGTTTTGCCAACAGCAGATCAAAAATCTGGTGCTTGCAAAGCGA